GTTATACCAATATTGTTTAACAATCCTCCAGCGTCTACAACAACAATGTCGCCACCAATTCTGTGTGATATTTTGACTCTGTTTCCGCTATCGACGCTTGCCACTACGTTTGTGAATCCTGCTGCATTAATTGCGTTTGCAATTACATCTGCATCTGTAGCTGCACCTGTAGCTGTTACACTTACTGTAACTTGTGCAGATAACAATGCGCTACCTTTTACAGTTTCTTGCATAAACAAGCTGTATGTACCTGCTGGTACGTCACCTGCTTCAACTTTAGCACTTTGTACTTCTGTAGCACCTGTTGCTGCTCTATTGTATATTTGGAAATCAGCTGCTGGATAACCCGGAATGTTATCTAGGTTTGTTTCTACATATACAGAACCTAATGCTAAATTTGCGCCACCGCCTGCTGCATCTAAATCAAACAATGCTGTTTGGTTATCTGGTGCTAATGGTGCATCATACATATCCCATGCTTCTGTTGAAGAATTCCATGCTTTTACTCTCCAACGTGCGCCGGAATTTGGTTGAGTAGTCTTGACCCAAATACTTCCTGTTGGTCTACCATTTACTGTTCCTGTATTGTCAGTTCTTTTGAAGCTTGGAACTTGTGTGTGCTTGTCTATAGTTAGATCTGGCGCCATGTATGTTCCAGCTGTGATACCTGCCCATTGTAATGGAGTACCTGTACCGTCTGCTAGTGTAAATTGATCATGTAAACCGTTTGAATAAATGTTAACTACACCTGCTTCTAGTACAGCGTAGATACCACTTGGATTTGCTGCTGTGTTAATATCAGCAACCATGTCTGCTAAACTATCATCGCTACCTGTTAATGTTACTGTGATGTTTGCACTATCTGAAAGTCCAATTTCAAACTGTTGGTTTTGTGCTAAACCTGTACCGTTAGCTGTTGACGATACCATTGGCCAACTTAGCTTCCATTCTTCGCTTCCTACTTCTACCCAAGTGCCAGATGTAACACCTGCTGCGCTATTACCGCCTGATTTGTACCAAAGTCTAATAATGTTGCTTACTGCTGATATGGCATATTCACCAACTGCACCAACACTACCTTTAGGTGTATATGGCGTAGAACCCGAAGTTTGTGTTGCGTCAGTTATAACAATAGGAGATATGTTTGTGAATGTTTGACCGCCTGTTGTGCTGATTGCTGCGCTGTTCCAGCTAAACAATCCCCAACTTGTGCTTTGTGTGTCAAGCCAGTAAGTTCCGTTAGCAGGATTATCTGCTGTTGCTGTTGCACTTGCATTTATTGAATTTAAGTCAACATCTGCCCTTACTACAAATGCTCTATTGCTAACACCTAGATAAGAATATGCCGCTTGTAATCCATATTCATTTTGCTCGCCGCCGTTGATCGGATTGTTGTTTGCGTCAGTCTTAAATACTGGATCGCCAAATGTTTCAACAAGATCACGCTGCGATGTGAGCAAGTATACTTTACCAGCATTTGCTGCTAGTGTGCCTGGTGCAATTCCTGTTCCTGCACCGTTAGTTTTATTTTCCGCCGTTGCGACAAATATTATTGGTGTTGTGCCTGGTTCAGCTGGAGTGTAAAAACTCTCGTCAATTACTGAGACCTGGACGCCTGGTGATACTAATGCCATTTTAATTCTCTCCTATGGATCATCTGTTTATAGTATTATTTAGCTGATTTAAGGAAAAATAAGTGTTTTGACAGGTTATCTACCCAGTTAACTTGCCTTTATACAGTTCATCTACCCAAAACTCTAAGTCGTTAAGAGTACCATTATTGTCTATATAAAAGTCAGCCATCCAAGGTTCCAGTGTCATACTTTCTACTGGTTCTTTTGGTAAGTAGTCGCTACGGTCAACCCAAATAGCGTAATCAAAAACATTTGTGTTGCGCATAGCAAAATATTCACGTTTATTTCTTAATCCACAATATATGTTATGTGCATCAAAAATAGCTCTACCTAATGTTGCAGCATCTTTTGCATTCATATCACTGATAGCATTATACCATTCAGTTCTGTGATTATGTCTATCTGCGTAGCACTCTTCTTCGCTTTCATAGTTGTACTTCTTTTTCAATAAATCATAGATAAACAGTTTAGAGCAGAACTTGCTGCTGCTTTCAAAACTATATCCATATTTGTCTCGAAGTATTTCGCAGACAGTATCTTTACCGTGCCTGCCATGACCGATTACCAACAGTTTCTTTTTATTCATAAGTTATATAATAATAGGATCTGGACTGTTTGTCAACCGATTAAAAATCCGTAACCAGTGCCACCAGCAACAGCCATTGCTAAATCGTTTTCTAGCTTTTCCATCTCAGTTTGAGCTTCGGCTTTTAGTGTGTCACCGTTAAGTGTTGTGCCGCCACCTGGACCAACAATAGTGCTAAACTTACTACGTGCTTCACCTAACATGTATTTGCAACTTGCAAGTGTATAATCTTTTATCCATTGTTGTGCTTTGTAGTCGTCAAGTAATTGCATGTCTGGACGATAGTTGTAACAGAACATTAACACTTCTTCGTCTGCTCTTGGACGTTGTAATATTGTTAATTTTTTTGTAGTTGTGTTCCATTTGAACTCGATAAAACTACCAAACATACGTCCTACTAATTCTTGTTGCTGTGCAAAGAAATCATAAGTTGCAAGTCCGCCAATACCTGAACCTGCTAACAAATATGTGTTTGTATATGCAAGGTTAAATGGTTCAAACAAACTTCCTCCATCTGCGCTGCCGCCTAATCTACTACCAATACTACGTCTGTATATTTTTCTCACTTCAATAATTTCATGAGGCAAAGTATACACGTTTTGATTTTCTTCAAACTTTATTGTGATATAGCTTTCTTCAACACTGTTTTCGCTACGCTGTCTATATTTCGTTAATGCTTTGGTCAAAGCAGTTTCATAGTGTATTGGATCTAATTCTACATCCACCATTCCTCCGCCAAGAAAAGCGTTTACATAATCAAATACCTGTTGTTTTTGTGTAGTTAAATTTGCGTCAGACATATCTTTCTCCAATAGTATTTATCAGCTAAATATAAGTATGCCACGTATCAGTTTATATAGACCAGAAAAAAGCCAAGACTATGATTTCATGGATGCTATCATCTTTGAACAATTCACTGTTGGCGGAACAGATTTACATATTCACAAATATTTAGGACCAAAAAATACCACAGGTGACAATGCAACAGCAGAACAACCTACGTATGATGCAGTCAAAGAAACCAACATACAAGATTTGTTGTTTTTAGAAAACCGTGATAGAAAATACGATGAAGAAATTTACACTATACGTGGACACTATAATTTACAAGATACAGATTTTAATTTATCACAATTTGGATTATTTTTACAAAACGATACAATTTTTATGACAGTACACATTAATAGCAGTGTAAAAACCATTGGTAGGAAACTTATGGCAGGCGATGTTATTGAATTGCCTCATATGAAAGAAGAATACGCTGCAAATGATTTTAGTGTTGCAATGAAGCGTTTTTATGTAATAGATGAAATTACAAGAGCAGCAGAAGGCTATTCTCAAACATGGTATCCTCATTTATACAGATTAAAATTAAAACAGATTATGGATAGTCAAGAATACAAAGATATTTTAGATCTACCAGCAGAAGACGATGCTGGCAATACATTGCGTGATGTACTAAGCACATACGAACGTGAAATGCAAATTAATAATGCTGTAATTGCACAAGCAGAAGAATATGCAAAAGCCAGTGGTTATGAAACTGCACATTTATACACTGTAAGTGTTTTAGAAAACGGTGAAGTTGCTATTGTATCGACAGATTATGATACATTATTAGCAGACGGAACAATTACTACTGATACTGTATTCCTGAGTCCGGGTGATACTGGATACAAAGGATATCTTGTAGGAGATGGATTTCCGCCAAACGGTGCTTTGTATGGTTCTGGCACAGGGTTTCCAAGTGATCCACAATTAGGAGATTATTTTTTGCGTGTAGATTTATTTCCAAACAGACTTTTTAGATACAGTGGCAACAGTTGGCAAAAAGTAGAAGATGCTGTAAGACAAACCCTAACACCTGATATAACAAGATCAACTCTAAAAGGAACATTTGTCAACAACGAAACAGTAAATAATATTGCTGGCGAAGATGTAAAAGAAAGACAAGCATTAAGCAAAGCATTAAAAGTTAAGGCAGACACCTAATGTTATTTTTTTACGATGGCCAAATACGTAGATACGTTACACAAATTGTAAGGGCTTTTAGTCATTTTAATTACCAAGATGGCGACGGTGATATAAAGCAGGTGCCTGTAATGTATGGTGATATTACGAGACAAGTTGCAAGTATAATAAGAGACAACAGTGAAAACAAATTGCCTAGCGCACCACGTATGGGTGTTTATATTACAAACTTACAAATGGACAGATCCAGGCTTAGCGACAGTAGTTTTGTAAACAAAATTAATTTAAGAGAACGTGCTGTTGATACCGAAACAGGCGAATATTTGAATGAGCAAGCAAAAGGTTATACTGTTGAACGTATACATCCTACACCATATACTTTAACAGTTAATGTGGATGTTTGGAGCACAAACACAGATCAAAAATTACAAATACTTGAACAAATATTCTTTTTGTTCAATCCTGATTTAGAATTTCAAACCACTGACAATTATGTAGATTGGACAAGTTTGAGTGTTCTAATGTTAGAAAATATTAATTTTAGTTCTCGAACAATACCAGTAGGAACAGAAACAGAAATTGATGTTGCAACATTGAGTTTTATAGCACCAATATATATTTCACCTCCTGCAAAAGTCAAAAAGCTAGGTGTCATAACAGATATTATTACAAGTGTGTTCAATAGTGAAGCAGGTACAATTAGCCTAGAAGGATTCAATCCACCTACTGATGGTAAAGCATTTGCAGCAAGCGGAACAACAGTTTTACCCGATGGTACTGTAGTTGATGAAAAAGGTGCAGCTCTTACAGTATCTAGCGGTAGCGGCAGACTTGATTTATCTAACCCTGTTGTTGCAAGTTATAGAAATTTTGATATAACTGTTAACGATTCAATAGCTCAACTAGTGTTAAGTGGCAAACTACGAGTAGGCGAAATAAGTTGGCAAAATGTTTTTGAAGCAGAAGCACCTGCAAAGTTTCAACCCGGCATAAGTCAAATAAGATTGTATAGGGCAGAGTTGCTCAATCCTATTGTTGGAACAATTAACTATGCCAATCCTCCAGATAAATTTGATTTGCGTATTACATATGATCCAGATACACTACCAAGCGACACATTAATATCAACCAGCACAACTACAAGAGGCAGTATTGATGGTATAGTTAATCCTATAAGATATCGTCCTGATGCTGACAAAGTAGCAAGAGGTGCAGGATTGCGTTATTTGTTTACAGGTCCAATTGGCGGTAGTGTAGAACGTAAATTTACAGTTACAGAAAAAACTTCACGTATTGATACAGATGTTAACAGCAGTATTGTATATAGGCATACTGTTCTTGTTGATGGGTTAGAAGTAGCTACAACAAATAGAACAATAGACGAAAAATATGTTATTGATTTTGTAACTACACCGGATATCGGTTCAACAGTTAGATATGAATTAGAACTTAATGAAGACGGTGCTGATGCATGGAAAAGCACAGGAGGCGATGATTTCATTGCAGACACAAATGATATTGTTGAGTGGGACGGCACTAAGTGGAATATAATTTTTGATGCAAGTGATACAAGCACACTCACATATCTTACAAATGTCAACACAGGTCAACAAGTATATTGGAATAACTATTATTGGCAGGCAAGTGTTGATGGTTACTATCCAAGAGGCACTTGGGAACTAGTAATTTAACATATATATTTTATGGACTCAATTATATGTAGTGGCGCATTATTTTATGCATTAGACACTAAACGTTTTCTTTTATTACACAGAGCTAACGGTAGAAAAAATAATCTATGGGGCTTAGTTGGTGGTACAAACGAAGGTGTTGAAACACCTTGGGAAGGACTGAAAAGAGAAATAAAAGAAGAAATAGGCAATGTGTCTATAAAGAAAACAATACCTTTAGAAACTTTTATTAGTAACGATGATAGATTTCATTTCCACACATACTTGTGTGTAATTGATAAAGAATTTTTGCCTAAATTAAATACAGAGCATGACGGGTATGCATGGGTAAGTTTTGGTATGTGGCCAAAACCTTTGCATTATGGATTACATAATACACTAAAAACAAAAACAAATACACAAAAATTAGAAACAGTTATTCAGCTGGTTGATATGATTGCTTAAACTGTTCTTCTAGCCATTCAAAATCATTTATCTTTTTCAATGCTTC